CATCTCGCCACGTCAGCCCAATAAAAAACTAAATAAAATCAAAGGCTTAGCATTTTATCGCCGATCCACCTCCGGCGGCGTACACAGGAACACCCCCCGTCTTAAAAATAAGTACCCACCTAAAAAATTTTTTGCTACGCTACTGAGTCTTGCGAAATTATATTTTAAGAAGTAAGGTCGTGACATCGGCAACTAGCCTGCGATAAGAGATGACGCTACATATAACACCAGAAACTGGGGTGCCAGTTGACAAACGAGCGCCAAAAATAGATTTAAAGGACCGCGCTGCAGCGTGTGCCAAGACTATTTCGCTCCTTTCAGTCCATGGGTTGGACGTAAATACTACCGACGAAGACCGAGATACCGCCGCTGCACTAGCTGTGTCCTATGCTGCTGATCCTGATAAGACATCTAAAGCTGTTACAGATAAACGTGCAGCTAAACTTACCCCGGCAGTGATACAGCAGACACATGGTATCTTAGATGAGTTTGGTCGGAGCGTCGTCGATTCTGCTGTGACTGTAAGGCATCTGGTCACAAACAAGCTTATACTGGAGACAGAGAACCCTGACCCGCGAGTACGAATAAAAGCGTTGGAGTTGTTGGGTAAGATAAGTGATGTGGGGCTGTTTGCAGAGAAAAGCGAAGTTACAATTACGCATCAGACGACAGATGATCTGAAAGAGAAGCTACGAAAGAAGTTACAAAAGTTAACCGAACCTATAGAACATGTAGAAGATGCGGTGGTGATAGACGCAGACTTTATAGATGTGGATAAGGAACTAGGGTTAGTAGATGAATAAGGTGTTGGACTTTACTGAGGAAGAGATTGAGCACATGCTCAGTAACCTCGACGCGTTCACGCCGGAAGAAGTGGCTGAGATAGACCGCATGGTTGATGAGCTTGCCGCGAGAAATGCAAACCAAGCGTCTTATGATGACTTGTTAGCGTTCTGTAAGAAGATGGACTCTAACTATATTGTAGGTAGGCACCACAGATTGCTAGCAAATATGCTCATGGACATTGAGCGAGGTATGAAAGACCGGATCTGTGTTAACATGCCACCACGTCATGGTAAGTCACAGTTGGTCTCTATCTTCTATCCAGCTTGGTTTCTTGGTCGAAACCCCGACAAGAAGGTCATGATGGTGTCACACACCACTGATCTGGCGGTGGATTTTGGGCGGAAAGTTAGAAACCTGATTGCAACAGATGCGTATAAAGAAGTATTTCCTACAGTCTCGCTAGCTATTGATAGCAAGTCTGCGGGGAGGTGGAACACAAACCACAAGGGAGAATATTTTGCTTGTGGTATTGGTAGTTCCATCGCGGGTCGAGGTGCTGACCTCCTCCTAGTGGATGACCCTCATTCAGAGCAAGATGTGTTGAACGGTAACTTCGAAGTGTTTGATCGCGCATATGAGTGGTTTACGTTCGGCGCTCGGACACGTCTTATGCCGGGTGGACGGGTTGCGATCATCCAGACACGTTGGCACCTCGACGACCTTACGGGTCGTGTAACAAGGGACATGGCAAAGAATGATAAGGCTGACCAATACGATGTGGTTGAGTTTCCTGCCATACTAGACGTTACAAACAAGAAGACTAAGAAGGTAGAGTATAAGCCGTTATGGCCTGAGTTCTTTGATATGGAGGCACTTGAGCGTACAAAAGCTTCTATGCCTGTGTTTCAGTGGAACGCTCAGTATCAACAGCAGCCTACCGCCGAAGAAGCTGCGCTCATTAAACGTGAGTGGTGGCAGATATGGGAGAAGGATGATCCTCCCATATGCGAATATGTTATTATGTCGTTGGACGCAGCGGCAGAAACACACAACCGCGCTGACTTTACTGCTATAACAACTTGGGGTGTGTTCCTCAACGAAGAGACCGGGGCACATAATATAATATTGTTAAATAGCATAAAAGAGCGTATGGAATTTCCTGAGCTTAAACGTGTTGCAATGGACTCTTACGACGAATGGGAGCCAGATGCGTTTATTGTGGAGAAGAAGAGTGCGGGTACCGCGCTTTATCAGGAGATGCGCCGCATGGGTATACCCGTACAAGAGTTTACACCGCACCGTGGTTCGGGAGATAAGCTTGCACGGTTGAACTCAGTGGCAGACATTGTGGCGTCAGAAATATGTTGGGTTCCAGAGACCCGATGGGCTGAAGAGGTCGTAGAGGAGATAGCGGGGTTTCCTTTTATGTCGCATGATGACTTAGTTGATGCTACAGTGATGGCATTGATGCGTTTTCGCAATGGAGGGTTTATCCGCCTGCCCACCGACGAACCAGAGGAAATGCAATATTTTAAACAGCGCCGGGGCGGCTATTATTAAGAGGTAAGCTATGGCTATTGAAAAAGGAATATTTTCTCCTCCGCTCGGGATGGACGAAGAAATGGAAAGCGGTCAGGAAATTGATCTAGATATTGAGATTGTTGACCCCGAAGCAGTCACACTAAGCGATGGAAGCATGGAAGTTACTTTAATTCCCGACGCCGAAATTGCTGATATGGCAGATTTTAATGCCAACCTCGCAGATTTTATGGAAGATAGCGACCTCCGCGAGCTGTCAGATGATCTAGTTGGGCTAGTTGAAGCTGATATGGACAGTCGGAAAGACTGGGTAGAGGCGTATGTACAAGGTTTAGACGTGTTGGGCTTCAAATATGAGGAGCGAACTCAGCCTTGGGATGGCGCGTGTGGGGTGTTTTCTACAATTCTTGCTGAAGCAGCCATAAGATTCCAAGCAGAAACTATGTCTGAGACGTTTCCAGCCGCTGGACCTGTGAAAGTTAAGATACTTGGAGATGAAACTAAGGATAAAACCGAAGCTGCCGAGCGTGTAAAGGCAGATATGAACTACGAAATCACTGAACGGATGGTTGAGTACCGTTCAGAACACGAAAGAATGCTCTATAGCCTTGGTCTAGCAGGGTCTGCGTTCAAAAAAGTGTACTTCGATCCTAATATGGGGCGACAAGTATCTGTGTATATACCAGCAGAAGACGTAATTGTGCCTTATGGAGCGAGTCATTTAGAGACAGCCGAGCGAGTTACGCACGTTATGCGTAAAACTAAGAACGAAATGATGAAACTTCAGGCTGGTGGGTTCTATAAAGAGACAGAATTAGGCGAACCACAACCGTATCACTCTGATATTGAAGAGAAAAAGGCTGAAGAAGGTGGATATAGCCTTACTGATGACAGTAGGTATGCGTTATACGAGTGTCATGTTGAGATGAACGTGCCGGGAATTGACGATGAAGAGGACATACCCAAGCCATACGTTGTAACTATCGAACGTGGGTCGGGAGAAGTCTTAGCGGTACGTAGAAATTACGAAGAAAACGACACATTAACCTTAAAAAATCAATTTTTTGTACATTATCCGTATGTTCCGGGGTTTGGGTTCTATGGATTAGGATTAATTCACATTATTGGTGGATATTCTCGTGCTGGCACGTCTATAATCCGCCAGTTGGTAGACGCAGGTACGCTATCTAACCTACCGGGTGGGTTAAAAACGCGGGGTTTGCGTATAAAAGGTGACGACGCGCCTATAGAACCGGGTGAATTTAAGGATGTAGACGTACCATCTGGTAGCATTCGTGACAATATTATGACTCTGCCGTATAAAGAGCCGTCACAAACACTCCTTACCTTGTTAGACCGTATTACTCAAGAAGGACGCAGGTTAGGGGCCATTTCAGACTTAAACATCTCTGATATGTCCGCAAATGCTCCTGTAGGTACAACATTAGCGCTTTTAGAACGTACGTTAAAGCCTATGGCAGCGGTTCAGGCGCGTGTACATTACGCCATGAAACAAGAGTTCAAGCTGCTAAAGACCATTATTTCTGAACATGCACCTACTGAATACTCTTATCTACCTGAACGAGGAGAAGTAAGCGCACGTCAGATGGATTACATGATGGTGGACGTTATACCCGTCAGTGATCCAAACTCTTCAACGATGGCGCAGCGTGTTGTTCAGTATCAAGCAGTGCTGCAGATGGCGCAACAAGCGCCTCAGATATATAATTTACCTGTGCTACATAGAGAGATGATGGAGGTTCTAGGTATAAAGAACGCAGACAAGATTGTGCCTACCAAGGAAGACGCGAAGCCAACTGATCCTGTTAGTGAGAATATGGATGCCTTGATTGGTAAACCTATGAAAGCGTTTATCTACCAAGACCACCAATCGCATATCGCCGCGCACATGGCGTTCTTGCAAGATCCAATGATTGCGCAGATGATTGGGCAGAATCCACAAGCTAAACAAATCCTTGCGTCCTTGCAGGCTCATATTGCCGAACATCTTGGGTTTCAGTATCGTTCACAGATCGAAGAGAAGCTCGGTGCTCCGCTACCTTCTCCAAACGAGGAGATGCCAGAAGAAGTCGAGGTACAACTCTCTCGTCTTGTGGCTGATGCAGGTAGGCAGCTTACACAAACACATCAACAACAAGCTGCTCAGAAGAAAGCACAAGAGCAAGCGAAAGACCCTGTGTTACAAATGCAACAGGCTGAACTTCAAATTAAAGCACAAGAAGTTGAACGTAAGAAAACCAAAGATAAGGCAGATGCTGTTATTAGAGCAGAGCAACTCAAACTACAGCAAGCCAAAACCGCAACTGATGCTATGATTAAAGCAGAGGAGCTTAACATAGACAAAACAGAACTCGCCATCGACGCTGAAGTAAAAGGTGTGGAGATGGACCGAGCACGCCGTGAAGCGCAGGTTAAAACTGCTGTGGAGATGGCAAAAATAACACAACCAAAAAAAGGAGCTAAAGAATAATTCATGGCAACTACCGTCTTTGACGTGCTTATTAAAAATATCGACGAGGAAATCTCGTCTGCACGCACCTTTGTATGTGGTGGATCTCCAAAAGAGTATGCCGATTACAGAGAGGTTGTAGGCTTAATCCGAGGTCTTGAAGCCTGCAAACGTTTTGTAGAAGACCTTTCGCGTAACTATATGGAAAATGATAATGACTGAAGCAGCAATTAAAATAAATGAAGAGCAGGAGTTCGAGGCACAACTTCCAACCCCTGCAGGGTACAAAATACTTATTGCGTTACCAAAAGCCTCTGAAACTTATGAAGGGTCAAGCGTTCTTAAATCAGAAAAGGAAAAAGACTTAGACCACATAATGTCTATTATTGGACTTGTTATGGATGTGGGTCCACAGGCATATAATGATAAGGAAAGGTTTCCCAACGGGCCGTGGTGCAAACAAGGTGATTACGTAATGTTCCGTATGAACTCAGGCACTAGATTTAAACTAGATGGTATGGAATACCGTCTAATGAATGATGATAGCATCGAGGCGGTTGTATCTGACCCTCGTGGCATCACACGCGCATAGGGGGGTACAATGGCTTTTCAAAAAGTAGAATTTGAATTTCCCGACACAGAAGACGATAAGATTGATGTAGAGCCTTCTAGTGCGGAGAAAATGAACTCCTCTGGAGATGTAGAAATAGAAGTTGAAGAAGAGAAACCTACAAAACCAGAGAAGGCTAAAGCGCCTGTAAAGGAAGACGACGTTGAAGTTGAGGTTGTAGACGATACACCCAAAGCGGATCGCGGGCGCAAGCCAATGAAAGAAGCGCCTGTAGATGTTACTGACGATGAACTCGCAGAATATTCTGAACGCGCTCAAAACAGGATTAAACATTTCTCTAAAGGCTATCACGAAGAACGTCGTAGGAAAGAGGAGGCAGAGCGTAGGAGTGTAGAGCTTGAACGCGCTACACAACAGTTGCTTGAAGAGAATAAAAAGCTAAAGGAGTCTACTAATAAAAGTCAGACAGCGCTTATATCTCAGGCTAAGAAAAACGCTGAAACCCAATTAGATGCTGCAAAAACAGCATACAAAACAGCGTATGATGCTGGTGACTCTGATGCAGTACTAGACGCAAACGATAAGCTATCAGATGCTAAGATTAAACTCGATAAATTAAACAATCTTAAAGTACCAGCTTTACAGGAAGAAGAAACACCTGTAGAGTTGTCACCAGAAGTATCTAAACCCGCCCCGGCTCCACAAGTCGATAAGCGAACCTTAGAATGGAAAGATAACAATTCTTGGTTTGGTGTGGATGATGAAATGACGAGCTTTGCGCTGGGGTTGCATAACAAGCTCGAAAAAGAGGGTGTTAACCCTCAAACAGAAGAATACTACGAGAGAATCGACACTCGTATGCGCCAAGTGTTCCCCGATAATTTCGAGGACACTGAAGAAGTCGAGGTAGCCCCGGAGCCGAAGCGGCAAGCACAGGTTGTGGCACCAGCAACGCGCAGTACTGCGCCGAAGAAGGTGACATTAACTAAAACACAAGTGCAAATCGCCAAGAGGCTTGGCCTGACCCCGCAACAATACGCCAAACAGGTTGCAATAGATATGAGGAAACAAAATGGCTGAAAACCGAATTGACCGTGAATTACAAGCCCGCGAGAAAACTGTCCGTAAAAAGTCTTGGCAGCGTCCGGAAACACTTCCATCGCCAACACCTGAAGACGGTTATTCATACCGCTGGATTCGCGTGAGTACACAAGGTAATACTGACGCCACAAACGTTTCTTCAAAGATGCGTGAAGGTTGGGAGCCTGTAAAGGCAGCAGATCATCCAGAAATTACGTTGGTAACTATCGAAAATGAACGATTTGCTGACAACGTGGTAATTGGTGGCCTATTGCTTTGTAAAGCTCCAGTAGAACTAGTTCAGGAACGAAATGAGTATTACGATACACAAAGTAAGTCTCAAATGAACGCTGTAGACAACAACTTCATGCGTGAGAACGATCCTCGTATGCCTCTTTTTAATGAGAGGAAATCGAAGGTCACTTTTGGTAACGGAACTTAATAGGAGCTTAAAATGGCTTATCCTACAGTAAGCGGTCCTTATGGACTCGTTCCGGTAAAATTGTTGAGCGGCTCTCCTTTCGTGGGCGTAACTCGCCACTTTAAAATTGCAAGTGGTTATGCTACGGCTATATTCAATGGGGATGCTGTTAAACTAGTTACTGGAGGCACCATTGAGCGTGATACGTTTGATGCTGCTATGACACCCGTGGGTGTCTTTCTTGGCTGTTCTTATACAGACCCTAACCTTGGTTACAAGGTATTTCGCCAAAGTTATCCAGCAAGCACTGTTGCTTCGGATATAGAAGCGTACGTTGCAGATGCCACTGACCTTTTGTTTAAGGTTGCAGTTGTATCTTCTGGTACAACTATTGGTGATCTTGCACAGACTGATGTTGGTGCAAACGTCGCGGGTGTAGACAACACTGGTGATTCAGCTTCGGGTAACTCTCGTAGTGCGATCTCAGATACGTCTGCAACTACAAATACTCTTCCTTTCCGTATTGTCGGCTTGGTTGAGGAAACCAAAAACGCATCTGGTGGTTTTACCGAGGCTTACGTTAAATGGAACGTTGGTCATCAGTATGATACTACCACTGGCGTATAAGGAGGTATGAGTTATGGCTATATCACGCGCCCAGTTACTTAAAGAACTCTTACCCGGCCTGAACGCCTTGTTCGGGATGGAGTATGCGAAGTACGGCGAAGAGCACGCCGAAATTTATGAAACTGAATCTTCAGATCGCTCGTTTGAAGAAGAAACCAAATTATCAGGCTTTTCTGCAGCACCAGTTAAAGATGAAGGTTCTGCAATCGAGTATGATAATGCTCAAGAAGCGTGGACTGCACGCTATACACACGAAACCGTCGCAATGGGTTTCTCTATTACTGAGGAAGCTATTGAGGATAACTTGTATGACTCCTTGTCTGCACGTTATACAAAAGCGTTGGCTCGTGCTATGGCGTATACCAAGCAGGTTAAAGCTGCTGCAGTTCTTAATAACGCTTTTGCCGCTGGTACTACATATGGTGACGGTAAATCCTTGTGTGCTACTGACCACCCATTAGTATCTGGTGGAACTAACTCAAACGAACCAGCAGTCGCTGCTGACCTTAACGAAACTTCTTTGGAAGCGTCTGTTATTCAAATTGGTCAGTGGACAGATGAGCGTGGGTTGTTGATTGCAGCTATGCCGCGTAAGTTGATTATTCCATCAAACTTACAATTTGTTGCTACTCGCCTTCTAGAAACAGAAGGTCGTGTTGGAACAGCGGATAATGACATCAACGCACTTCGCAACAATGGTTCTGTACCTGAAGGATATTCAGTTAACCATTATCTAACAGATACGGATGCTTGGTTCTTGATGACTGACGTTCCAAACGGCTTGAAGCACTTTGTTCGTGCACCGATGGCTACATCTATGGATGCAGACTTCGACACAGGCAATAGTCGCTATAAAGCACGTGAGCGTTATTCTTTTGGGGTATCTGATCCCTTGGGTATCTTCGGGTCACCCGGAGCATAACCACATTAAAAAGGGGGCGATTTACTTTGCCCCCTTTATTTTTATTTTATTTGTGATATAAGTAATTAATCCCTGACAGTCGCATTGGGCGGCTGACACTAGCCAAGACAGGAGATTCACATGGCTAATACAACATTTACCGGCCCAGTAAGGTCGGAAAACGGTTTTCAAGACATTACTAAAGACGCAACAAGCGGGCTTGTTACTAGCACTATGACGCTTCAGACGTACGAAGCTACCATTACTGTAGCAAACGGTGCTACAACGGGCAAAGAGGGAGCTGTTGGTATCCCTGCTAATTTTATACCCATGGGTGTAACGATTGCCGTAACTACTGCAGCAGCTAACAATGTAAATCTTGTTGATATCGGTACAGATGCAGACACAGACGGTTATGTGGACGGTATTTCAGTGGCTGTAAATAGCACTGGGTTCAAAGGTTTCTTTGGGTGTAACGGTATTCTTGGTATGTCTGGTTTTACCACGGGGTCATCTGGGCTTGTGGGCGACGAGGTTGAGTTAGTTGTCTCAGGCGATCCCGGCGGCGACACTGTAATTGTTCTGAAGTTTTTTGGTATTTCCAGTTCATCAGACGCATCATAATTGGAGGTGATACATGAGTCATTCCTCTGACGTATTAACAAAACGTGTTACTGGAACAGGTTCTTTAGCGGTTGGTCCCGCACGTATTCGTCAAATACAAGTCTTAACAGGCTCTGGCGGTGCGGGCAGGCTAACAATTACTGACGCTAATGGAGGCAGTACAGTGTTAGATTTGGATTTTAAGGCGTCTGACTCACATTCTGTCAATATTCCTAATGATGGTATTAGATGTGCTTCTGATGTGTATATATCTGCAGCAACAAACATCACTGCCATGACAGTGTTCTACAATTAGGGTGCTTACATGCGGGTTTATTATAAAAAAGGCGGGGGCGTAAAATCCCCTGCTTGGCAACGTAAAGAAGGCAAAAGTAAGTCTGGTGGACTTAATGCTAAAGGTGTTGCTAGCTACCGCAAAGCTAACCCCGGCAGCAAGTTAAAAACTGCTGTCACTACAAAACCTAGCAAACTTAAAAAAGGTTCTAAAGCTGCTAAACGGCGTAAGTCTTTTTGCGCTCGTATGAAGGGCATGAAAAAAAGCCGTACAAGCGCAAAAACAGCTAATGATCCAAATAGTCGTATTAATAAAAGTCTACGGAAGTGGAATTGCTAATGGCTATTAGTCGTGCAAATATGAAAAAACAAATACAAACGCCGCCTTCTAAACTGTCTCAACAGCGTAAGAAAGCTGCAGCTAAAAAACGTAAAAAGGAAATTAATGCCGTATCTACAAAGTAGTATTCCGTACTTTAAGGCATGGGTACGAAGAGAATACACAAAAAATTTGGAAGACTATCACGGAGAGTTTTTACACGCCATGGTTGTTGCAGTAACCACAATGCCAAATAGAACACTTAGTTTCCAAGTGATTTTTACTGGCTGCGAATCTGACGATACAGATGATCCGAATGTTCATGGCGGAGCTATGTGGGCACGTATGCCACTCACTGCCCTCGTTGCGGATACTCCGTTAGAAGAATGGCCTACGGAACTGCCTCCGTATATGGCACAACCTTGGGATTGTATGTCCCATACTCATTCAGTTTACAAAATAGAACGCGCATCTCCTGCACCATGGATAGCTAAAGTTGATGGCGAGTTTTACCCTGCAAAATACTATTTTACTGTTGATTATACTGATAGTGAAGTTGCAGATGATCCCGCACAACACAAACAAAGTCATGTACTCGAGTTGTTAGACGCTGGAGAATATACTGGAAATATGGTAGCATTACCAAATAATCGGGTTCGTGTTACGCACCCTGCGTGGTTTGAAACAGGGCAAGGTGCTCCAGACTTCAAACCGAATCAACATTCCTACGGTTCAAAAGAAGATGTAGATTACGTTTGGGATACAGATAGAGTATTTAACAATTTGTATAAGGAGACTGACAATGATGAAACCTAAAGTACGACCTTCAAAAATGAAAAAGAAAAAAAGTGGCGCTCCTACAAAATCTTTGCGCCCTAGAGCACGTCCTGTAGACGATGGCGGCGCTGTAGCACGAGGGAATCGTGCGGCTATGCGAGAGGCTACAGACGCAGCTACACTTACTATGCCAGAAGGACAAAATATGAAAGCTGGTGGTATGGCTAAGAAAGGCTTCAAAGCTGGCGGCAAAATGAAAAAAGGCTTCAAAGCTGGTGGTAAGATGAAAAAAGGCTTTAAAGCTGGTGGTAAGATGAAAAAAGGCTTCAAAGCTGGCGGTAAGTTAGAAATGGTTAAAAACAAACAGGGCGATACGGTTCCTTTTTACGCTGCTGACGGCAAAGGTAAAATGAAAGCTGGCGGTAAAGTTAAAAAAGGTTATGCCGCAGGCGGTAAAGCTAAAGGTGCAGCTAAAGGCGGTAAAGCCAAAGGTACAGCTAAAGGCGGTAAAGTAAGAGGCGCAGGTATTGCCCGTAAAGGCGTGCGCCCTGCTAAAATGCTATGAACAAAAATCGTTCTGCACAATTAAGAGACCAGCTAGCGGGGTTATCACCTGACGACGACATGTACCAAGTGTTGTTGGACGAGATAATGATGTTAGAAGGTAAAGGACCGTACGCCAAACCTAGAAAGTTTGGGGGCGGTGGTAAAGTTCGTGGGTATGGTAAAGCTCGCGGTGCTAAACCCTGTAAGATGAGGTGATAGTTCATGCGTAGATATTATAAATCAGGCGGAAAGATTTGCGCAAAGGGTAAATCATGGGCAAAACGTACTTTCGATACGTATCCTTCCGCGTATGCAAACATGGCAGCATCTAAATACTGTAAAGACCCTAACTACGCAAAAGGATCTAAAGGTAAAAAGGCGAAAAAGTAATGGGCGAGCTAAAGAAATGGCGAGACCAGCAATGGGTAAGGATTGGAACCGATGGTAAAGTCAAAGGTCCGTGCGGCACTTCAAAAGATAAAAAGAACCCTGACAGATGCCTTCCAAAAGCTAAAGCAAATAGTCTTTCGAAAGACGAAAGAAGAAAAACCGCGCAAAAGAAAAAACGCGAAGGGAAAAAAGGCAAAACAGTAGTAAAGAATACAAAAGCTGCTACAGTAAAGTTGTCCACTGGGGGATTAGCACGCCGTAAACGCTCTATTGCAAGAGGTTGTGGCGCGGTTATGGAGAATAAAAGAAAACAAACATTATATACGTAAGGGTAGGATATGGAAATTTTTCAAAATGGCAGGTTCTCTACGGGTGAACCAGTGTATCAAATTGG